TTGCTATAGTAGCTGCGTCCAAAGCATAGCCCATCAGACCATCGCTTTTATCATAGTGGTACTTAAACTGCTCCCATGTAGAGCCGGACCTGTCCTTGACAATTCCCTTGTCTTCGATGTACCTATCTCCGGGTTCAGCGCCTTCCTCCTGCATCCAAGGATTTGCAGCGATATCCTCAGCAGTCAAGGACAAGCCTACTGGAGAAGGCTCCTGATCCTCAGAAAACTTTCGGATAAGATTTCCTTCTTCGTCTATCTCGTCTCCCGGCTGAACACGATACTCCTGATACTGAGTAGTGTTTCTTATGTCTTCTAGGGTAATTACATAATTAGCCATATTTGATTACCTTGATTATGGTTTTGGCATCGGGCTGTTTATCCCACCCGTAGAAGTGCTAAAGGAACCTTGAGGCATTGCTGCTGGTCGAGCCGCTCCAATAGTAGGTGGCTTACTTAAAGTTCTTCCCCCGCCTGTTCTTGCAGCGGGAGCCTGAGAAGACCCAAGAACTATCTTAAGAAGTTCTAGTGTTGATTTACTTTTGTAAGCTTTTTGAGTTCTGAGTTTTGCCATTGCTTCGACAACAGCTCGAATGTTTTCTTCATTAGGTTTCCCAAATGTTGACCCAGCGTTGTCTTTAAATCTTGAATCAAATGCCTTTGTAATATCTGGGTTATCTGTTATGTATTTTTTCACGGCTTTTTTTTCGGATTCACGAAGCTCACTGTACTTGTCCCCACCTGTACCCATCAGTTCAATCTGCTTTTCTAACTTTTTATTCTGCAGCTCTAACTGTTTTTTTCTAAGAGGCCTCGTTTCTGCTTCAGCTTCAGCTTTCTTTCGTTCCAGTTCGGCTGTTGCAGCAGCCCTTGCATCTGATTTCTTACGAAGATCAAGTCCTTGTTCTTGAATAACAAGTCCTCTTTCAGCCCTCTTTTCCGCTGTGTCAGCCCTTCTCATGGTTCCCATAGATGCTGCTTGCTGAAGAAACTCTTTAGCTTCATTCATATACCCACGTTTAACAAGCTCTGTGTATCCTAACTTTGCTTCTTCTTCTGTGATATTACCGTCAGCAGCAAAACCACTAAGAAGCTGCATCATTTCATCACGGTCTTTATCAAGCTTAACCGCAGCAGCCATGCGAGGATCAAGACGCCTACCTTCTCCGGTCAACAGTCCACCTATGCCACCAGCTACGTCTCCAACGCTCTCACGCATACCCTGAGTAGCCCTAGCAACCGCAGCAACCAGAGGGTCCATGCCAGCACCCGCTTGCCGAATACGATCCTGACGTTCTTTCTGAAGCAACAACTGTGTCATCCGTGCGTTGTTGCCACTGCCTGAAAATAAACCATTAGCCATTTGTATATTCCTTTAAGCTGTAACCGTGTGTTTTTTTAAACGAGAACCGAGAAGGTTGCACAGAGGAAGTCCAAAGTAAAGCAGGGCTTTTCCTATCTTGCTTCCTTTTCCGTAACCAACCCTATAAGCCATTTCTTTTGCTACCTGAGTAACAACTGGTTTAATAGCCTTAGCAGCCCACTTATGCTTTCTGATGTACAAAGCAGTAGGAACCCCCCAAGACCAGTAACCTTCACGGGTAACCGAAGGAAGAGTCTTTCCGTACTCACCGTCGTACTTCCAAAGTTCTTTATCTAACATCCCCATGTCTTTCAAGGCAGTGCAGATTACCTTACCGTCACCTCCACCGTCTCCACCGGAATCACCTTCGTCAACATCCTCACTAACGTCGAGTCCATCTGGAAGGTCTGCAACAGCAGAGTCCCAATCAGACATAGCTTCATCAGGGTCTGGCCCAGTTAGGCCGGAAGGGAGGTCCGCTACTTGAGCATCCCACCCCGCCGAACCGGGAGCATTTGCGCCGGGTGCGCCAACATCTCCCACGGTGCCGTGTACCCCTGCAATGTCGGCACGTTCTGCGTCGGTAAAATCGTAACCACTAAAACCAAAACCAGTTGCTACCGCATCTTCGAAACTCATATTTGCAAGTCCAAACATACCGCGAGATTGGTTAGCCTGAGTAATACTATCATATGCATTTGCCGCAGCAAGGCCAAGACTTACTGCCCTAGCAACTGGAGCAAAGGGGGTAAAAGAAAGAGCGTTCAGAGCAATTGTTCCTATCGTGCTGTTTAAGCCTGTCTGAACGTCTGACAAGGACAGGTCGTTTAGATCATAGTTAGAAAGCGACTCCACCTCGTTTGAAATGTTAGAAAACTCAGACTCAATATCGGTAGTGAAATCAGTTACTTCCTCTTCAATACCACTAACAATATCAGAGAAGCTGATATCAGGAACGTCAGGAGAGCTAATGTCAGACACGCTAATGTCAGACGTTACTCCAGTTGAACTTGGGTCTGTTAATCCAAAGTCCTCTATCCCATCCCCTCCAATATAAAACTTTGGTATTCCTGAAGGTACTTGAGAGTAGGCTGTAGGAGTTTGGTCAACCTGTTCAGCATACGCTAAGGAAGGTCTACTTTCAAAAAACTTGTTAGCTTCTGATCCAAATAACCCTGCGTCTCTATTGCTGTAGTAATTTGAAAGCCATAAGGGAAGCTGATAAGATTCTGAAGGAGCTTTAGTATAAGGATATTGGTACATTTAAAACCTTCTTATGTCTTAGGGGGTTGAGTGCCAAAGTTTTTAGTGATGTAATTACCAAGACCTGCTGCACCCAGACCAAACATTCCGGGGTATTGCCCCTGAGCTTTAGCCAGTAGTTCTTGAGATGATGCTTGAGATGCTAAACCAGCAGCCGCAGTTGTACCAATAGTACCACCGACACCACGGCCAACATTTGCTTGCTGTAGAGGTATATCAAGAAGTCCAACTGCCTGAGCAATGTCGCCACGTTCCCTACCAAGAAGAGTATCAATAAGCGCCTGTGCTTTTGTAAAGCCAGCTTCTCGTCTCTGCATCTGCTGATTAGATATAGCCGTCTCAAGAGCCTCTTGCTCAAGAGCGCCACCAGTAGAGCCGAGGCGTCCCTGAGCCAACAGCTTAGTCTCTAGCTCTGCTCTGCTACGATCCTGCTGCTGTTGGTAGAAAGGGTCTGACTGCTGAAAGAATAACTCACCTGCTGCAAAGGGGTCCATAGCTGCATAGCTAAAGCCCTGTTCTCCAAACATTCCACTGCGTTCCAAAGCACCAGCGTAGATATCTGAAAGCTGCGGAGAAAGCCCAAGAAAACCTGCTTTCTTTTCAGCATCGAAATCAGCTACACCACCTAAAGAACCTATTGTAAACGGAGTAGCTGCTTGAGTAGCTGCTGCTGCATTTTTTATTGCTGCGTCTGCTTGTGTCTGCGCTGCTTCTATACCTGCTTTTGCAGACTCTCTTGCTCCAAGAAAACTCAAGCCTCCGCCGATTATATCTCCTAAAAAACTCATTGTGTTTCTCTTTCTGCTAAATTAAATTACCGTGTTTTACCTTGCTTGGTAAACAGAGTTAAGTTGATAAGACTTGAGTACCGACCCTTAACCTCAAAGGTCATTTTAATACGTAAGGTTTTCCCTGTTCTAGCCAGAGATACTTTGTATTCTTTGGGACCGGACGATGGAGCATACTTAGCTACACCGTACAAAGAATTAGATGCCCCGTACAGGTAGAAAATAGAATCACTACTAAGAGCAAACGTCTTTGAAAATCTTGAGTCCTCTTCATAGTCCTTTGAGATTTCAATAGTAGCTGAGGAACCCTTACCGCCTGTAATTGTAAACAACCCAGACTTAAGAATTTTAGCAAAAACGGGATCATTGAAATCTGACCAAGGAGTTTCAAACAGCCAGTTATACTCGTAGTTTTCAGTTTCCCAACAAACAGCACCATCCCATGTATTTCCTGCAGCAATACAAACACCAGAACTTCCGTATGTACTGGTCGAGTCTACAAGGGCTGTATCATAGTATCCCTCATACTCTGCTACTGCATTAGAAATACCCATGTACATTTTACCGTCGATAGTAGTAACAGCACATAAAGGATTGTCGTGGAAAGTCCAAGTAGTTATTCGGGGAAATTCTTTCTTTCCTAAAGAAAAGTCAAACGTATATGCCTTATCCTGTTCAGGCATAAAGGTTACCATTAAACCTTCTTTTTGATAGTAAACACTTTTAA